AGTGCAAAGAGCGATCTCAGAGCGGTAGTGGAACGTTGCCACGTCTGCACCTGTATCGCCGTTGTTGCTGTGTCCGAGGACACCTCCGCCAGATACCCAGTGCTCCATCTCACGAGAGTAGCCGTTTGCTTCCTTGTAGTACATAGCGAGTGCAGGAGCCTTAGCACCTGAACGAGCGTCAGTAACATTGGTCAAAGGAATCATAGCACCCTGCAAGAAGTTAGAAGAGCCCATCAAGGTAGGATCGTTCAAGAGCTTCCAGTCATGCTTGTGGAAGGTGTAACCACCTCTCGTGAATGACTTAAAGCCGAGCTTAACAGCCATGTCGGCGTCGTTGTTGAACGCACCGAACTGACCAGGCAAGCCTGCAGTAACGCCAGTAGAGATACCAGATGCAAGCATGTCGTCGATAGCGAGGTCTTGCTTTCTGTTCAAGTACATAGCGTACTCAGCAGGAGCGCCTTGCTTGTCGAGCTGCAAGATCAAGTCATCGAACTCAGCGAAGCTGTCCATTGGGTTTGCGTTTGCATTAGAAACAACAATACCTCTGTCTTCGATGGCAGAGATGTAGCCTTCAGAACCAGCGAGAGTTGCACCGAGATCGTTGTCCGTGTTGTCAGACGAAGTGGCTGCGTTCTTCTCGCCGAAGAGCAACATCATTTCTCTGCGATCCTCGAAACGCTTGCGAGCTTCTTGCTCACCGTACATGAACCATCTGTAGTCGCCGTTGCCGAGGTTCACCCAACCGATATTGGTTGCCTGTGAGCCGTTGACCTGGTAGCGATCCTTAACGATCATGAATGGGTTGCTGCGCTTGACAACGTCAGCATCCTGGAAGTGAGTTGGCTGCTCAGTGCCCTGAGCGTAGATGTTACCCAAGTGTATCAACTTTACACCAGCAGTTGTCGCCTCTGATGGGTTGGTGTCAGAACCGTCAAGTCTTTCCAACTTAAGAACGGGGTCCGTGTCGGTTACCGCATTGTCGGCCTCGTTAACAATGTATCTGATGCCAGAGTCTGCACCCATGACAACGTCGTTTGCCTGCAACATACCTGCAACGTGAGCCACTCCATCGCCAGAAGCTGAAGTGTCGATCGTAAAGTCGACACTACCTGGTTTAGTTGAATCACCACCAGCGGTGTTGTTAGAGAATGCACCCGTGTAAACTCTGTGACGACGGCCAGATTCCCACCAGTCGATCTGGTCAGATTGTCCGCCTGCCTTAACAGCGCCAACGAGGTTCAAGAATCCAGTAATACCTTGGTCGCCGTAAGACTGAACCAAGTCAGGAAGGACAAAGTCCTTGGTTGTTTTGACCAAATTATCAATGGTCGTGTACTTTTCGGGCGTCAGCCTAAGATCGGCAGATGCCTGATCAATGGTAGCCCCAGTAATAGTAGCCATAGCTAATTATTTTAGATGTTGAATGTTAGAGTATTCGATTGTTTACTCATAATGTTTTTTACCTGCTCGCCAAGCGGGTTTGATTCATTCATGTTTCCAGAGTTTGGCTGGACTGTACCTACGTTGGCTGCCTTGTTTACAAGACCGCGCTGTCCATCACCTCGACCCTTATTGTACGCAGCACGTACAATGGTATCGATGTTGTCAAGCACTGCCATCTGTGTGGCAAGACCGTCGTAGTCAAAGCTCCCGTCCTCCATAAAGAAGGGGTCGAAGAACTCGTCAAGTCTAGCGCCTCTTTCCATCATGGATCGGCGATACTGATCATTCAGGCCAAAAGTCATGTTGCTACCGTCTCCCAGGTCAAACTCCAACCCTTCGACTGCACCAAACTCTTGTGCCATGTTGTTGATCCACTGCTGATCGAACAGGGGTTCCTCTGAAGATTCATTTTGAACGGGCGCAGCGTATTGATTTCTAATCTCCTGAATCTCAGCGCGTGCCTGTTCACCGTCAATCTTGAGGCGGAGAGCAGCAAGTCTTGCCGTCTCTTCCCCGTGCTTCTCAGCATCTAGTTTATAATTGTCTCTTACGAGCATGTCGATCTCCTGCGGTGACAGGTTTTGATAACCTGCAGCCGCAGCTACCTTTACGGCGGTGAGATCGTCCATCCCCTCGGGGTTCAGTGTCTGATATCTAAACCAATCTTGTGGCGTCCGTCCTGTCTCTTGGACGAAGCGGTTGATGGCGTCGACACTTTCGTTTACCTGAGGCTGATTGAAATCCTCGAAAGATTTAATCTCTCTGTTGAGCCTTTGGCTCATGTAGTTAAGGACCTGATTGTCGAGGTCCTGTTGCGAATACTGTGATTGTTGCCCACCCTCCTGTGTCGGCGTCTCAACCATAGCGTCAAACTGTGGTTGCTCCTGGCTTACAGGCTCTGGAGCGGGGGACGCCTCTGGATCTACGTAGGGCGTAGACTCAGTCGATGGTTCTGGAGCTGGCTCCGACACTGGGGCCGACTCTTGAACGGGCTCTGAGGTTTGCTCTGGAGTGCTCTGCTGAGTGTCTTGAGCCATAGATGCAGCAAGGTCTTCGGGGTTATCGAAGACCTGCGGGGTGGGAGTGTTATTCTCTTCCATTGTATTTAAGTATTATTAATTATCCTGCGTATGCGAAACCCGTAAAGGTTCCGTCGGACTTTACAGAGTCAAACCTTCCGTAGATAGTTTGACCTGCAATCATAACTACGTCAACCTCTTCGCTGTTTATCTTTTGATAAAATCCAGTAGTGTCTCCCGTAGCAGCTGCCTGGTCCGCATAGGCAGCCCCTGTTGAAGGGTCAATGTATTTAATCACATCGGAGCCTGAAGCGCTGTCAATGTTGATGTACTCGTACAAACCCCCACCTTTTACTTTTACGGTACCTGCTACCGTGCAGGTGATTGCAAAGAAGTGATCTGCATTTTTGGGGCCTACATTTGTAGTTGCAGAAGTGCTGATCAAATAGGTGTTTGTAGGCAGGGCTGATGATAGGTGTGCCATTATCCGAGAGTGTTAGATGGATCGTCGTTTCCGAAGACTCCGTATTCAACAAGTTGATTTGTTTTAGTGGCGTAAACCTTGAATGTCTTATCCACCGCAACAGGGATAAAGGCAAACTGCCCACCACCAATCTTAGCCACGGAGGCATCAGAGTCTGTGTCGTTGTACACGTAAACGAAGTCCTCAAGATCAACAGCCAGGTTTCTTACGAAAACGTAAGCCGATACCGTCTTGTCGTCCGCTTTGTATACAGTAACCCCACTGCCAGCACCAGATGTAGCTGCGACCTTGGCGCGAATAATCGTACCAGAGTCTACGGTAAGCGATGTAGAGGCGCTCAACGCAACAGTGGTGCTAAGAACGTCAGGACTGCTGACGCCCAGTGTTACGTTTACTGTGGCCATTACGCTTCGTAAATTACCAAGTACTCAACCGTCATGTTGGGGGAAGAAGTAGTGATCTCGATGTCCTTCGTTCCTTCGTAGGGCAAAAAGCAAAAGTCTCCTCCGTAAAGCATTCCAATTCCAATAGTGTTGCTTCCATCGTCAAAGCTAATTGTGACGTATTCGCTACTGCTTGTGGAGAGATTTTTGATGTAAACCTTGTGAGCAACTTGATCTCCAGAGCTCCAGTCTGAAAACAGAGTCTTGTCAATCAGCTTTTCATTAGTCACAGCAGAAGCAAAGACCTTTCTAGCGACACCAGTAGTCTGGTCTAAGCCAGTGGCGTTGCCTGCTTTGGTCAAGGTTGATGTGGTGCTCAAAGACAAAGCGTCTCCCGTGAGATCCGAGCTAGACAGAGTGAGGGTTGCGGTTGTAGTAGCCATTTTTGTGTTGTGTTATTTCTGCAAATATAGTAATTATCTGTAACGCGAAGTTTTCTTTGCGATAGACTTGGGCTGCTTAACAAACTGCTTCTTGCCTTTTGCTTTCGCCCTGTTGGTAGCAGCCTTCTCCCCTTTGCTCAAAGCGTCCCACGCAGCCTTAGGCAGGTAGCGCTTTTTACCACCAGACTTTACCTCCTTGGAACTGCCACGCTTTTTATTCGCGTGAGTTCCAGAGGTCATCCATTTCTGGCTGCCCCAATCCTTCAGAGACTTCTGTGACTTTCTGAGCTTAGGCATTAGTCTTTGTATCCGCCCCCAGCTTTCTTGTATGCAGACGCAAGCATCTGAGCCTTGCGTGCAGACCACTGTCCAGGTCTGCCGCCCTTACTACCAGCTTTAATCCTATTGAATATGCGCTTACGCATTCCAGGCTTGGTGTAGTTGCCCGCTTCATTGACTCGACTCTTGGTCTTGCCACCATTCTTCATCTCCACCTTTCCGCCAGCCATTTGCTTGCGCTTCACACCGCGACCCTTGAGCACGTCAGCAAAGGTGACCTTGCCGTCACCAGTGAGATCTGGAAATTTCTTTTTACTTTTTTTCATGATTTACTAGTCTGAACTGAGCCTTAGACACAGCACCAGTATGAGGCTTATAATCACCTTTCATAAGGTAGTATCTACCATTGTCTAACATCCAGTGAAAACCCTTTGGGGCCTCAACCGACTTCTTGTCTTTTAAGAACTCTAGTTTAACCTTGCCTCCTTTTTTCATGACCTTGATCTTGGGAGGCCTACCCACCTTGTTTCCGTATGTACCTTTTCCTTGTGGCATAACTAATAATTTACCATTTTACCTTATTTGCCCAGTATGCTGCGCTGGTTGGGCCCTTTGCGATATTCTTTCTGTGACGCGCTTTAAATGATTTACGCTTAGCCTTCATTTTAGCAGACTCGCCAGACTTTGGCTTCCCAGCCGTACTGGCTCCGCGCTCTCCGAAGCGGATGATCTTAATCTTGCCGTCTTTTCTAACGGCAACCACATGAGACTTCTTCCCCTTAGGGGATCTCTTGGGCTTGTTAAGCCCAGAGAGCCCATATCTCTTTAGCTTATCCTTGAGGCTCTGCTTGCTCATTTACTTCTAGTTGTTTTTCTTGTCTTTCTGATTTGTTCTGCTCTTTCATCACCTCGATCTTCTCCTTGAAGTTCTGGTCATCCTCACGGAATCCGAGGGTAGCCTGAGCCTTGATCATCTCGATCTCTTTGCGCATCTCGTGCTTGGCCTGCTCAAGCTGCATGTCGAGCTGAGCTCTGAGCTGCATCTCCTGCTGCTTGATCTGAGCCTCCATCTGAACCTTCTGCTGCTCGGCCTGAGCTGCCGCTTGTGCTGCTTGCTGAGCTTGCTGACCCTGCATCTGAGAGTTCTGCGCAGCCTGCTCTTGCTGCTGCTTCATGCGCTTCTTACGACGCAACATCAACAGTCTTTCTGCTTGGTTCACATCCTTCATATTGCGAACAGCAATCGCATCCTCAAGGTCAATTTGACCCTGCTGAATAGCCATCTGTATGTTCTGCTCCAGGTACTCCTTATCCTTGTCCTCCATATCCCTGACGACCATTACGCCAAAGTTGTACATGGGCAGATCCTTAAATGAATTAAGGACCCCCATGTTGGACTCGCCTATCGCATTTGAGTATATGGTGTAGAGGACAGAATCCTCTGGAACGATCTGAATGCACTTGACAACATCCTGACAAACCCTCTTGTACAGAGATAAAGAGGCGTTCGTGATATCGTGAATAGCATTATTGCCTTGATGAATTGCAATCTGCTGAACCCCAACAAGCGCATCTCCCTTAGGAGTGGTGCCATCCATCTGCTCATTGATTCCCGTTGTATCCCTAATCAACTGCATGTAGTGATTGTACAATGCAATCATCTCGTTGATGTTTCGGATAGCGTTTGGAATCTGTTGAATCGGTGGTGCTTGTGGCGCACCCTCAGGGGTCTTGCTTCTGTAGTAGAAGACACCCGTCTGCTCGTAGATGTCGTGAAGCTCAAGGGGTTGAAGCTCACCGCCCTTTCCGAGCTGGACGTTCTCCAGCCCCTCAATGTCGATAATAAGTCCGTCTGGCTTGGCCTTGGCTACAGCCTGTTGGATCTTGAGGTGCGTAAGCTGCAGCATATCTGCAAAACCAGTGCAGCTCTCAACCATAGACTTAGGGATCATTCTCCTAATGTTGGTTGCGGCCACAGAGTAAGACATTCTAGCCTTGCTGATATCGTGAATGTTTTTCGGGACATTCTTCATTGGGCCGTAGTCAAACACCTTGTCGGTTCCAACGATGTACTTACCCCCGTAAACAGAAGCAACCTCCATTTTGTGAGGAGTTCTATCGAACACAGAGTTCTTGCGCTCCTTATACTCATACCCCTTCATGTAGAAGTTTGAGTTACCGTACTTGTTTTCTTTCTCTTCAAAGTAAATGCAGTCAACAGAGATGAACTCAAAAGAAAGAACATCAATCATGTAGTTGTCGTACCCGTATTCGGTACGCTGCATTCGCTCGTCGTATCTAGTTTTGCTGTATTCTGCAGGATTGTTCCCTGCATTGGTCTTTACCTTTTCGGCAATCTTCTTGAAGTCCTCTTCACTCATCTGACCGCCGACTTGTCTTCGCAGTTCGCCGATAGATATTCTTTCTACGTGCCCAGCATAAACCAGATCTCCAAAATTAAGATCTTCTGTGTAGCTATGCACGAAGTTAACAGGGTCAACGTACTGAACATCAATTCCGTAGGATGGATCGTTGTTTCTTTTTGCTACGGCGATACCAAGGGAGACAATGTCGTTGACACATCTCCTGTATGTGGTGTCATTAAAGTTTGACCACTGCAGAGTCATGTTGGTTGCGATCTGTGCAGCAACCTCTGCGTCCGTCTTGATGTTTGTGTCCAAGAAGATTTCCGCCTCCTCGATAGACTCTGGAAGTTCGTTCGGGTCCATATCAAGCACAATGCCCGTAGACTCCTTAAGAGTCATGAGGGCAGCTCGATTTTCAACCTGAACCCTTATCTTGTCTTTTCTCTTGTTCTTTTCAGATGAAGACAGTGGATCTACCGACTCAAGATTGGGATATGGGTTTCGAGACAAGATCTTATTTGCGACCACCCGAACAAACTTCGGAAGTATGGGTACTGGAGTAAAGTCAAGGTTTAACAAACTGCCGTCACCTTTATTTGGGGACAGTGAGTTAAGCAACTGCTTGTAGATAGATGTGTCTTGATTTCCGTTTGCGTAATCTCTGTTTCTTTCGAACACCTTATTACGCTTACCCATCAATGACGTAGAGTCCGTCTGCTTTCCCCACTGAGAGTAGATTGCCTTAGCGTACTGCAAGCCATACTCCTTTGAAGACTTTTCACCCCTATCGGCAAGCGGGTCTGGAAAGCTTCCCTTCTTGTTGATGTTGCCAGTACTATACATTTTTGCAAATATAATAAATCAGCCGATGGTCTTATATCTGCGGAAAAACACCTTTTCCGAAAGGTCAGACTTTGGCTTTTGTTTTACTTTTTGGGCCGCCAACAAAGCTAAGCCAGAACTGATTGTCAAGTCATACTTGGTCCTGTCGTTGATCTTAAAGCCTATCCAATCCTCCAGCGTTCTATTGAAGTACATCTTTCCGTAATCCCCAGTATCGTAGTTCTCGCCTACGTGATGATGAATGTAAGCTTCAATGGACTGGGCGTGTGATTGTATGACGTCTTGAGAGTTTGAAGGTATCCCCTTGGTCTTCACATTCACTCTAGAGCTGGTGCTACGAAGATGAGCTGGTCTATTCATTAAGTAGCCGTCATAACCTCTTGACTCAAAATACCTTACGATACCGTACTTATTGTTCTCCACGAGGAGTGGGTATCCGTAAAAAAATGCGGCCATCAGTACATCCTCGTAGAATATCTTGGCCAGGTCTGGTCTAGCTGCATACTCCACAACAAACATATTCGATGGATTGTCCATGTGAAACTTGTTGTACAAGTGTAGCGCTCCCTTAGACCCTCTGCCGTCTACAGTGGAGTCGAGGTCATACGAGTCAACCCCGCCGCAACCCCTGTCTGCGAAGGGGGCGACGAGCTTATCTCTGTCTCGACGTATGACGTTTCTCTGTTCCGTTGGTGGCATCCAAGCCACACGGAACCTACCATTAGGATCTGGGGAGAACACAGCCTCCTTGTCCTTTTCCTTCCAGATGAAGTTACCCTTCACCACTGGATTGGGGTAAAGCTCATCGTTGTACTGTATCTGCTGGTATATCTTGCCTATGTTGAATATACTGCCATCTATGCTGTCTCTAAAAGCTTCGTCTTCACTGAACGGAAACTGTCTAGTCGTTTCGTTCAGCTCCGACGGGTTGTCTTTCATGCTGTCTCGCTCATTCTTCAGGAACGTCTTCGCCCCTTGTACAATGCTATCGCCGTCAAGACCATCCACAGGCCTATCAGGATCTTCAATGATTGGTCGTCCATGTACATCAAAAAAACCTTCTAATGATTCGTATGCTGGAATAAAAAGCCTATAGAGGCCGCTTCTCGTTCTCCCATTCGCGTTTCGGGCCATCGGATCCGAATCCGACCATAGGTCCTTATATTCTTTTCCGCCCTTGTCCATTGGGTTTACAGTGCTTCCGACCAGGGCCTTTCCGACGACTTTTCGACCGACGATCAAACACGTTCTTTGAATCCTCCAGGCGTCTCGTATGTCTGTAGGTCTTTCCCATTTTCCCGCCTCATCTAAATACAGTATGTGAAGCTTCTCTCCATCATACGCATTGTTGGTTGTGTTCTTCCAGTTTATGACCGTATTAAGAGCCTCGCCCGTCTGCGAAGTCTTATTGTTCTTCGTGATTCTCTTACTCGGCTCGCGAAAAGCCAGCTCCATGCGTGGGTTCGTGGTACCATCTTGGATGGGTTTGAAGAAGAAGGGGTAATGCCTAAACATCTGCACAACCTTCTTCATGAATATATTCTCCTGGGCGTCCTTACCAGTCTTAGACTGTATGCCCATCAGCTTATCCTTTACCTGTGTAGCCTCGTCTAGCAAGACGGCAGAGCAGATATTAGTGTATCCGCTCCGCCGACACTTAGTGTATAGCTGGCCCAAGCATCGGGGGTCTGCCTCACACGCTGCCATGTGCAGAAAGATGTCGCGTTGAAACTCAAGATACGAAGGATATCCTATATCGATCTTAGTCCACTGCAGCATCATGTAGTGCCTACCCGTTATATACGTAGGCCTACCTGCATTAAAAAACCAAAAGCCCTCACGCCGACGGCGAAACTCCTCCTCGATATACGGAGAAAACTTTTGCCGAAACTCTCTGGGCATCTCCCCCCACTCATCCATACTCTTAATACGAGACAATTCCTCAGGCATAGGAAGCCTTTCCCACACCTGCATGTGGTCTGGCTTTCCATATCCCGCAATGTCTTTTTCGGGAGGCTGAGCGGGAAGCAGAATGAGTAGGTCACCACGTTCAACACACTCGCCCTGCGTACCGTTGGGACAAATTGAGATAGCAGGGATATCATAATCTTCTATATCTACTAGGATCGGCATCAGAACACCTGACCGAATCGGTTTCTTTTGAAGGACGGCATGCCTGACTTAGGGTTCTTAACCTCCATGTACTTGCCGCACGGACACTTAATGTCGTGATAGGCTCCATCGTTTCCGAACTTGATAGACACTCCCGTCTTTTTTTCTTCGTGCTTTTCATCGCACACACAAATGTATTCCGCCATAGTTATCTTCCTTGGGAAGCGTATCGCTTCTTATAGTTTTTAGAGCTCTTGTTCTTGGACTGCTTTGTTTTGGCGTGGACGCCCTTTCTCTTAACAGTCTTTGATTTGTAGGTGCTTACTTGAATCTTAGCCATTGTATTTAATTTAGTACGCCCGCCAGGATTCGAACCTGGGACCGTCTGCTTAGAAGGCAGATGCTCTATCCAGCTGAGCTACGAGCGCATAGTTGGGGCGGCGGGACTTGAACCCGCGACTTCCTGTGTATAAGACAGACGCTCTAACCAACTGAACTACGCCCCAGTTTGATTGCCCATTATTCGTAGCGGGCCGTCTGGCGATTACCAACCTAGTCCTCAAACTCATCGTTCCAGGATTCCTCCCAGAACTTGAAGTCTGTTCTATTGTATTGCCATACTATTTGTTTCCAATCATTTAGAGAATCTTTCAGCGAAACCTCCGCTGTAGTCTTTGGCTTCTTCGATCCCTCCATTTGTATGTAGGTCTTTGATCATTTGTTCTAGACGCTGGCGCTCTACCAGCAACTCTTTGCAATCTGTAGCGGTCTGCTTGATGGCAGTAAGCTCTGCCTTGCGTGCACTCCCGTTGATCTCAGGATCAACAGGCTTCTTGACTTCGTCGATCATATTGTTGATGGCAACCTCCATCGACCTCATGAGTCGCTCGGCGGCCTCAATCGTTGTGAACTTCTTCTTCGACATAAAGTAGGTCTTCTGATCGGGTTCTGTAGTACGGCTTATCGTCGATAAAGATCTTGTAGTCCATATTCTTCTTGATGCCTACAGTGTCTCCCACCTTAAGGCCAAGATCCTCAATCCACGGAGCGGTAAAAGCCACCCGAGCCTTGGTCACTTGAGACTCCTCAAGCTTAACAACCTCAATGAGATCGCTTTGTTCTCCTGGCTCTGACTCCTCTACGTGTTCAAGAAGAGCCCACCCGCCTAGAGGTCTAATCTCTCCAGTGTCTTTGCACTTGTAGGCTATGGCTTGATTGTTTACAGTGTGCTCTGGATCGTACCTGACAAGAAAGTGCTTGTCCACGCCCGTGAGAACTTGACCCTCATTAAGAACCACAAGGTGATGGAAGTACAGGGTGTCTCCTTTTTTGACACCAGTGTTGTAGCGGAGTGGAGAGCATACCACAGGACCGTCGGTTACTCTGTGCTCGAAGTCCTTGAACTTGGAGTCTACGTAGAGCTCGAAACCGCTGTCCGTCTTAATAGTGTCCTTGAGTTGTTTTTCCAACTCAACGACAAACAGCTCTAAGGTTTTCATTGATTAAAAGTTACAGTCGTATTCAATTATGCACGGCATCTCGTCTACAGATTTCCATAGTACTTGGCTACCGTCCTGCTGTAAATATACGAGATATCTCTTACGACTGTATCTAATTAGGTGTTCTTCGTCCATGACGATGGCACTAACCTCGCCCCCTCCCGCTCTCATCCCAACAAAGTACGCCATGGCATCCTTGGGATCTCTCCCAATGATTATCTTTCTAATAAGGCTCATATTGAATTTTAGTTCAAAGATATGTCCAATCCGTCAAACAGATCGTCGAAATCAAGACCTCGGTCTATATCTTTGTTCTCTCTCCAAGTCTCTGTGGCGAAGTCGATCAGAGTCTGCAGCTCCAATTCGTCGTGCATGTTGTGGGAGTATATTGCCTTCATTCGAGACTTTTCATCATCGTCCTGCAGAGATTCGAGCACACCTACCACCAGCATAGACAGAACCTTGTCTCGCATCTCGTACTTGTCAATCAAGAGCTCGAGCTCGATTACCAGTCTATGAACCTCCATCAAGAAATCATCATCCATCATAGCTATTAGTTTATGCCAAAAAGCAAAGTCCCCAAGAAGCGAATGTTCCGCGACTTTAGTCGACAAGATAAGAAGTATATCAAAAGGAATGATCTCAAGAGGCTCAAGCAGATGCGTCAGAAGGTTACGTCTCAGTGGGAGATTTCTTTCTCAGATCTAGAGTTCCTGCTGTGGGGATATGACCTTCAGTTCTTCACGATAGACTACGCGGCCCAGGACCTGGAGATGAATAAGACAAATCTGTCCAACCGAATCATCTACCCCATGCACAGGGCTGGATACCTATACAAGCACTTTGACAAACTAACCCCCTCAGATACATACGAGGATCATCTATTCCGAGATGAGACGAAGTACAACTACAGGGTGAGGTATGCCCTCACTCAAAAGGCTAGACTACTAGTCCAAAGGTTTTACAGAGATCTAGAGTGATTACCCAGCATTTACGACTATAGGAACGCCTACTGAGAACACGCTCTTTCCTGCGTCATCAGTGCCCAGGCTATCAACTGAACCTGATCCATTGGCCACCGTATCGAGACCGTTGAAGTTTTTCTCACCCCTGACCCATGCGTGCAAAGAGTCTGGTCCGTCAGCGCCTGTATAGTTGCCTGAAGACTTCGTAAGGTCTATGGGGGTGCCGCTATTATACATAGCCGTGGCAGCTGATTGCGAAATATTGTCGTTCCATGCTGCAAACTCGTCTAGTTGGTCGAGCTCAAAGTGACTGCCTGAGAATCTAGCCCACATAGGAGCGCCTGTGTTGTTAAAGTCTGACTGAGCGAAATTTGAATCAGTGGTATTTGTGACATCTACAGATGTTCCGTTAATCATAATATAGCTTTCATTTTCAAACGCACTTATAGCGTCTGTTCTTACAGAAACTACAAAGTGAGTGTATGCTCCCTGATAAGAAGTTACGGCGTCGTCTGTTATCATCTCGGCGTGGGTGGTTCCGCCTACTTTCAGTTCAAAGTTCATAGACGCGGCGTTACGAGAAAAGAAAATCCTCCAATAATTATTGTTGTCCTGCCACTTTGAAAGTACGGTCTTCGTGCTGTACGTACCCTCCTTGAGCCAGAAGCTTATGGTAAATCCATCTTTATTTCCGCCGTGCCAATCATCGTCGTCTGCATAAAACACCACGTCGTCTGTGCCGTCAAAAGACAAAGCACGCAAGCTCTGGTATGGGTCTTCTGACGCCCCACCATCCCCCATGCTGCCAAGCCTGTATATCTCTGATCCTAGTCCTAACATTACCAGTTTCCGTTTTCATCGTTTAGAATAGCCAGGATCTCACTATGAGTATACTCTGTGAGTCCAGACAGGCTTGAGGGCTGAGGTCCATCGTACTTTACAAATGCGAGGTCATCACCAGAAACAGTTCTTCTCAAATCGCTTGCGCTGTTTTGAATGACGTCAGATATTATTTGATCCGTGACGTCCTCAAATGGTAGGATCACCCACCTTCTGTTAGAATAGTCAGCCATTACAATTATAGTGATTTGTACATTACTTCGTAGTAAACTTTTCCGTTATCATCTCTGCGAGCGCGTAGACACCTCTTGCGATTAGTCCCGCCATGAACATAAGAGACGTGTACCCAATCAGGATTGTCTTCATCACCAAACTCCCACACCATCTGATCGAAGTCCAAATTCTCTCTAATGTAGTTGAAGAGCTCAGCATTTGTGATAACTCCGTATACATCGCAATCGAGGTCGAGTGCGCGTCCTTCCATGTGCTGACTGCGATTTGACCCACCGATAGCACGGTTGAGATCAGGCGAACGATAGCCTGACGACACGTATATAGGAACTCCGAGACCATCCCTAAGAGGTTGAAATACATGTTCCGCAATGGCTCTAAGATTTTCGACAACCCAGTCATCGTGTGGTTCGTTTTTTATCCCAAGCCTCTTGGCAGTATTGCTTCGCAAACACTCTGCTAGAGTCAGATTCTTGGATAGTTTCATGGTGCTGTTAACGAATTTTTAAACCCCAAGATTTGGAGGGAATAGATTTTTCTCCATAACATGAGATCAGCAAACAGCTCAAAGTTACGAAACAAACACTTAAATACTGTACAATGAAAAATGCAATGATGGTGGCAACCTTATGCGCAACCTTTATCTCTCAAGCGATGTGTCAAGAGATTATCTACAAGGAGTGGTTATTTACAAATGAGCAAGTAGACAGTGTGATGATCTTCAAAGCGCCCGTGAAAACAAACGAAGGGATTGATTGGTACGATTACTTTGAGTCACCAAAAGGCGTACAGATGGAAAAGGTTCATGCAATGCCTAACACAGATAAGATGTTCTTTGAAGTCAAGAACCATGGTGTTTACGCAATCGTAGGCTGGTCTGAACAGAACGGATACACATCACAGACATACGTCATCATCGATGATGAATACATCAAGGCAATGAAGCAGGAGGGATGGGCGAAAACAATCGACGGAGTTTTGTCTTCTAAAAAATCTCCCCTAAGATTCGCTAGAGGCAGAAATGAATTTGTGTCTGCCAGATCTATGCTTGAGCACTCTGAAAATCAAGCCCTATAAAAAAGCCCCGTTAGGGGCTTTTTTTATTTCCTTATGGCTCGAACTCGGCCTCCGTAACTCTGTCGACCGCCTGGCGTTGCAGCCCTGACAATGTTCGCCAAATCTCTTTCTCGGTCGTAAGCAACCCTGCCTATACCTAGCTTAGACTGAACGTCTTCCAATGACTCTCCTCCAAACGCCGCTTGCAATCTCTTATTGTAAGCTGGATCAGTTGTAGAAGAAAAAGTCAAGCCACCTTCAGGGCCTCTTTCTGTTTTCACACCCATGGCTCTGGCCATGGCCGCTGGGTTATCGTACCCAAACTCCTTTGCGGCAGATCTAAGATCTAGAGATCTTGGGTCCTGACCCTCGGCCCCAGGCATTACAACGTACATTCTTTCTCTTCCAGACACCATTCCTTCTGCGTCTGGTTGGTTTTCAAAACCAGACATCATAAATGCTTCACCTGGCTTGAATGATCTACCTGAAGGCTGATCTTGATCCGAACCAGGAGTCTTTACTCCATTATCCGCATAAATGTTTCCTCCAGCACCGTACTCATTAATGCCGCCAGCCTTCATGAGTCTAACGCCACGCATGCTGTAAGGGGCTCCTGCAAGCTCAGGATTGTGAGGGATTCCACCGCCAGCCTCCATGCCCAAGGCACCTTTAGCGAGACCCATGAAATCCTGGCCTCCAAACATCCCTCCGAAGCCGCCCTGACCAACAGCGCCTGGAACTTGAGGCATGCCTGGAGCTTGTGGAGTTTGCCCCTGTGCTCCACCCTCGCCTCCGTAAAGATTAGAAACAGCCTGTCCCATCTGTTTGCCACCTGGGACTCCCAGCTTTCCTAAGACTGATCCAGCCATTTTAGCATTAAGACCTCCAGCAATATCAGCTCCCTTTTCAACTATGCCTCCAATTTTTTCAAGCCCAGGCTTGTCGAATTTTTGACCGAGTCCCTGAGCTAGGTTGCCTGCAGCTGAGACCCCACCAAAGGGCGTCAAAGACTTAAGGGTTCCCTTAAAAAGACCGTCCCCAAGTTTTTTGCCCTGTAGCGCATTGCCAGCAATGTTCATAAGCGCTCCTCCGATGCCGTATTCGACGCCGCCGCCCATGGCCATTGGAATTTTTTTCTTTTTGAGATACATGTTGCAAATATAGTAATTATGAAAGAGCGGCAAATATCTCCAACTGCTGAGTACCAGCAGAGCTTCTAGCCATAATCAAATCGATCGTTCCCTTTCCATGAAAGTAGTTGTCTGCACCAATCGCCGCAGAAGTAGATGAGTCATTGGCGTCGATCGCACCATTAAACAAAGTGTATGACTGCCCTGCAGCCAACTTCACAAAGTATTGATCCGCATCGGTGTCCTCAAAGCTAAGGGTAATGAAGTTAGAGTCGTTCGTCCCGAGGTTTGTCAACCTCAGGTACTTGACGTTGCTGGCAATAAGTTGACCAGCCCCGTCAGCAGAACCCATCTTCAGCACCTCTGTGTCTGCCCCGTTGGGGACGTCAACAATTCTGCCATAAGCCTGATCAATGTTCTCAATGCTTTTGCTGAACTCTCCGCCCTTAGACGCTCCATTCAGAACCAACTCTTCTTTTACTGTTATTGTAAGTGTAGCCATTATCTAAACTTCTTTCTGATTCGGTCCCTCATCTGCCTGAGGAATGGGGTGTTGCCGCCGTCTGCGTTATCTACACGGGGGCCGTCAGGTCTCCGAAGTGAAGATGATGAAAACTCTGGGCGTTCTCCAGAAGTATCGAACCCTCCGCTGTAATCGCTTGCGCCCATAGGCAGTCCAGATCTCTCGCCTCTGAGGGACTGGACAGCGGATCTGTTTCTAAACCTTTCCATCTGCTGCTGCTCGGGAGTCAGAACTTGAGCGGCAAGTCTCTCGGCCTCTTCCATTCTCCCCTCGTTGTAAAGCCTGGCGATCTCCATCACCTCAGCGTCTGGCAAAGACTCATCGAACTCTCTATCAAACTCCTCGTCTGCAGCTCTCTGCTTAGCGGAGTCTACATACTCACCAGTGCGAGGATCGAAACCACCGCGTCTTTCAAGCCTTCTATCGATTCGGTCCTCCTTGCGCTGCTCCATCTCCTCTTGCCTTCTTTCACGAATGTCCTGCTTTTCATTTGCAGGGCCGACCGCTACAGACCCGTCCATGTTTCGAACAGCCTCAATGTATGGATCGAAACCAGCATCGGCTTTTCTCTGAGCCCTTCTTTCCTCCCGCATCTCTTGGCGAGATTCGCGCATATCCTGCCTCCCTTCTTTGTAGAGGTCCTTGTAGAACTCATCCTCCTCCCTCTTGCGCTGAACCTCCTCTTCTCTCGCGGCTCTATCGTCGGCTCGCTCCTCTGATCTGGCCGCAGCAGAAGCGCGTCTAGAAAGATCGGCTTCGTCTTCTGCCCGCTCCTTGGCCTCTCTCTTCTCTTCTTTCTCTATAGCCTTTTGACCTTTTCTTTCTTCGCGGATACCTGCTCTCTCGTCCAGGAACTCACCGAGTGCGTCCTTACCCTCCTTCAAAGCACCTGTCTTAGATGCTATGGCGAGCGCGGCAGCCAAGCCCGCGCCGCCTATACCAGCGGCCCGACGGTTGGCACGGCTTACCTCTCTGTCTAATTCTTTTAGTTCGGCGCGCTCAGACGGGGTAAGGCTACCCTTCCTCATCTTTTTCATGAGCTGTCTGCGCATTTTTCTCCTAGCTTTTGCCATGTCGCAAATATAGCTTATTCCTGATTACGTCTATCGTAGACTATCATCAGCTTATTGAAATGATCCAGCCTGCCAGGGTCATCGCCCTTGTAGTGCCCCGTATACCAGTTCTTAGGTAGGGTGTTGATGTCGTTGAGGACATCAGACACCTTGGTGTTCTCATCAACAGCGAAGTGTGCCGTAAACAGCATGTCCTGAACCTCTGGATCTAGTTCATGCGGGTGCTTGAGCTGCTCCTGAGTAAGCTCTGGGTAGTCCATGTCCCTCTTATCTGCAATCTGCTTGATTCTATTGTAAGCGGTTTGTGCTGTCGGGTAGTCCATCATGTACTTTCCGCTCCCATACTCAGGTATCTTCTCGTATCTCACAGGGCGAGGACCGCTTTCCGTGTTGACCTCCTGGATTTGCCTGTAAGGATCCGCTGAATCAGGCCCCGCCTCCACGAATCCCACCCGATCTCTAACATCCTCCATCTTATATGGGGTGTCCCCTTGCTGAGAGTGGATAATCGCGTCCATCTTCTCCAAGTTCAAGTAGTTATCTGGATCATCCATGGCCCCCTCCCCAGAGGGGACGTAGATGATCTCCCCGTCTGGCCCCAAAGCCCGTGTCTTACTCTGATGAGGGATCGGATCCCCTATGATAGTACGGACCCCAGGGGACCGCTTCTTGTTTAGTTGTGGCATAAGTACAGCTATCCCTTATTTAACAGTGATATGAGAACCGTATCAGTGTGGATGCCTCCAAGCATCCCACAAACTCACTGCCTCATTCTCACGATCGCAAAGTTATAACAGAAAATTTCAAAAGTCAACCCTAAAGAATGGCTTTAAGTAGACCGCATAACGTGTTGAGACTGCACTAGTTAGCGGATTTGTAGTGAAATCCGCATGGATCGCAAAAAATTCTGGGAGTAATGTTTATGGTGGGGATTATATGTCTACGTGTGAAGGACTTCCACCGACAGAAAACGAGTTTTCTGAACCCCCTCCCCTCGACAGACCCTTCGGGTCTGACATAGCTTTTGGTCTATCTCCCTATGACCCAGCTCTTTAGAGCTGAAGCCTTAAAGCTATGCTTTAAGCAGCATCGATTCCGCCGAAGTAGCGCGTTGTCCTGTGCATAATGCGCTGACAATCACACCCTTCGAAGCATCGGCTTGGAGTTATACTCCAATACGACTGCACTCTGACGACCTCGATGCTATTGACAATCCTAATAGCTATGGCTATTAGCAATAGTAATTCCAACAGCAAAATCCCTTGGCGGAGCTGTGTGCCTAGGCCGTAGCCTACGTAGCCAACTTGTTGGCTTCCTGCGACTACCGAGGTTTGGCCTCAACCATTACTCTACGTAGTAGAGGAATGAAGTGTTGGGAAAGTAGAGATATAGATAGAAGAGAGAGAGGAGTCTATGACTCTCTCTTCTATCTATTATCTCCTAAAGGGTTTGGAGAGTCGCCCTTTGGGAAGTTCAAACTTCAAACTTCATCTACGATGAACAACTTCAATTTCTCAGACTGCCGTAAGGCAGTGAACCAAGCCTCTTTCCGTCCAACAGCAGAGCGTAAAGCTCTGGCTTTGCAGCTTCTTTCAGAAGCTGTTGAGTTCATCTCCTCTTTAGAGGAGGTGAAAGACAAGCCGAAGGCTTCCAAGTCAAAGAAGCGTCGTCGTAAGACGACGAAGAGAACACCTTCACAGAAGGTGGCAGACCGCCAAGAGATGGCCAACAAGACCAACGAAGTTGGTCCAATCAAGCCTTCTTCGAAGGCTAAGACGGCCTCCGTTAAGGAGGCTGCAAAGTCAGCCAAGGCAGTTAGCGAAGCTACTGGTGCTGCTCAGAGAGCAGCCAAGAAAGCTCAGCTGAAAGCTGAGGCAGAGGTCAACGACAAAGTAGCTTCCTTGGAAGCTAAGATTGAGGCTCTGACGCAGTGCCTTGCGCTGCACATGGAGACTACGTCTCTCCCTGCTGCTAACGAAGTTAGCACTGACCTCCCATTCTAACCCCTTAGAGAGTCTTAGTATATATACTCTCTCTGAACGTAGTGAAGAGAGTATATATACAAGACACTCTTGAAACCTTTTTCAAACTTCAATTCAATCCCTTTCCTCATGGATAAGCACATCCGCCGTCAGCTTCTCGCTGACCTCCTCGACAGCCACCTTCCTATGGACATCCTCGCCAACACAGCGGCGTGGGGCGACCTCACCTGCGACGAGCAGATGACCTTGGCTGACCTCATCGACAGCTAAGCTGTACAGGTACACTGACGAGTCCTGACTGGACGAAACACCACGTAGTGGTGTCTGTATCAAACTTCAATTCATCTACGATGAAACATCATGACCTAATGATTCTGCGCTACATGAACGTGCAGAGCGGCAACGGATTCTCCGTTGACAAAGACCTCAACGGCTACAACCCCACACGGGAGGCGTATGCAGTGGGAGGCGCGACGGACTCCGTCGAGATGGTGGACAACAACTTGTTGTCTTACAACACCTTCCAAAAAATCATGGAACTCAACATTGAGTTCATGGAGCGTCAGCCCGACACGACCATGCAGGTAATCGGTGCATGGGTGAACGACGACAACTACGCCTACATCGAGGTATCCGACATCGTGTTCGACCGCGCAGAGGCCATCGCCTTGGGTAAGGAGCGCGAAGAGGAGGCCATTTGGGACTTCAAGAACAACTGCGAAATCAAACTTACATGAACACATACACATACTACGTGTACTACGGGCGCGATCGAGACGACTGGCGCAAGGACACCATCCAAGCGGCAACCCTTGACGGAGCAATCCGCAAG